GTCCTGTTGCATCTGTAGATATACGACTTCTTCCTCAAGTTCATGTTGGACACCCTGGTCCTCAAGGACACCATGTTCCTCAAGGACACCATGTTCCTCAAGGACACCATGTTCCTCAAGGACATGTTCATGTTGGTCACAATGTTCCTCAAGGATACCCTGTTCATGTTGGACACCATGTTCCTCAAGGACACCATGTTCTTCAAGGACATGTTCATGTTGGACACCCTGTTCATGTTGGATACCCTGTTCCTCAAGGACATACTGGACGAAGCGTTCAAGTTGGTCATGGAGGAGTTCATTCTAGAGCAACAATCCAATATGGAAATGGTCCTTGGTATGGGTTAGGCCCATAACTGTTTTATTTAATTTATTTAAGTAATCTATGTGATCTTTGTCTTTTTTGAGGATCTACCATTTGCCGGACATGAATATAAGAAGGATAGAATTATGAGATTTGTTGATTACATACCTTCAATTTATAAAAATGATGGAGCTGTTTTTGGTTTCGAAGGATCTTATGTAACTTCTGGTCCAATGATGCCATCAAGTTAATTTATTTTATACAGAGAAACAAAAAAATTATAATTATTTGAATATTTTGTTTATATTTTTTTTCAATATCATAATTTGTTTTTTAAGTATGCATCCAATTTTTCAACCATATTTAATTAATTATCTAATTAAATTTAGTTATGGGAATTAATTTTTCAGTACCAAATCATGATTATAAAAATCATAATACCAACGAATTTCCTAAAGAAAATAAAGAATTAAAGATAGAAATTATTAATTTAAAATCAGATAATGAAGCGTTATTACAACAAGTTGAAAGTTTAAAGAAATTGATAAAGAACGAAGAAGAAATTATAAATAAGATTCATACTTATCACCTTGATGAATAAGATTCATAATCAGGATCAGGATCAGGAAACGAAGTTTCCTTAGTAGTATGTGTCACATTAGATAACGAAGTTTCCTTAGTACTATGTGTCACATTAGATAACGAAGTTTTATTAGTGTTTTTTGCTTTGCAAATTACAATCTTTTTACATAGTAAATGTGTGTTTTTTGCTTTGCAAATTACAATATCTTGCGTAGCAAGAAGTATAAAGCTTTGCTTTTGATTCATACTTTTGTTTTGCGTAGCAATTTAATGTTATTAGTGGGTTTTGCGTTGCAAATTACAATCTTTTTACATAGTAAATGTGTATAAAGCTACGCTTATTCACCTTGGTGAATAATATTAGTGTTTGCTTACAATATCTTGATATTTTCTACGCAAAATGGCAATGTGATTAAGCGACGCTTTTGATTAGAGATCTTGGTATTTTTTACTTTTTGATTCAAACTAAATAATAGTTTTATAAAAAAATTGATGTAAATATTTATTTCCGTAATAAACAAATATATATGTCAAATAGTAGATTAATGAAAAGATTAAAAGCAGAAATTCAAGATTTAGAAGAAAATCCAGTTTCAAATTGTTCAGCAGGACCTTTAGAAGATAATATAACTCATTGGAAAGCAACTATTTTTGGTCCAGAAAATACCCCTTATGAAAATGGAATATTTAAATTAGATATTCAATTTCAACCAGATCATCCATTTAGACCTCCTAAGATATCTTTTATAACTTCAATATATCATTGTAATATCAGTAAAAGTGGGTCAATATGTTTAGATATTTTAAAAGATCAATGGAGTCCTGCTCTTACAATATCTAAAGTTCTATTATCGTTATGTTCATTGTTATCAGAACCAAATCCAGATGATCCACTTGAACCTGAAATAGCAAAATTATTAAAAAATAATAAGAAAGAACATGATAGTTTAGCTAAAGAATATACTCTTCAATATGCTAACGATAATGATAAAGTATAAAAAAAAGTGAAATTTTTATTTTAAATATATACCACAAGATAATAATGAGGAAATTAATAAAGTTAAGCGATGTTTCAGCAAGAGATGGTTTACAGTCTTTAAAAAAAGTATTGACATTAAGTCAGAAAATAGATTTAGTTATCGATCTTACAAAATGTAAATTTGATGAAGTAGAAATAGGATCATTAGTTAATTATAAAGTGATACCTACTATGAAAAATAGTTTAGAATTGTATAATCATTTCAAAGGTAATGTTGAATTAGAAAAGTATTATTTATTAATTGGTAATGAAAAATCAATTAATACTGTAAATGATAATAGTGTAAAAAACATATCATTTTTTACTTCACCATCAAATACATTTAATAAAAAAAATATTAATCTTAATACAGAAGATAGTTTTAATAGAATATCAAAAATGATAAACATGTTAGACAGAAGAGAAGATACACATATTAAAGGTTATTTGTCATGTATAGGTAGTTGTCCATTTGAAGGAGATGTTAATATTGATGATATAGTGAAGTCTGTAAAAATGTTTAAAAAAATTGGGGTAGATGAGATATGTCTAGCTGATACAATTGGTGATCTAAAAAAAGAAAAATTAGAAAGTATATTAGAACAAATTACTTCTAAAACTAATATTAGTACTGATTTATTGTCAATACATTTACATACTCAATTCGCAGATAATTATTGGAAAGAAAATATTAGAACAGCATTAAAGTATGATATCATGAAATATGATACTTCAATTTTAAATATAGGAGGGTGTCCTGCAATCTACAAAAAAAATAAATCAGATAAACTTAATGGAAATTTAAATGTAATTAATGCTTATAATTTTTTTGAAGATGAAGGGTACTATCTAAATGTAGATAAAAAAATGTTGGAAGAAGTTGAAAAGAAATGGAAAAATATTTTATTTTAACATGTCGTATATTCTTCAGATAATATTACTAGTGCTTGAAAGTAATTCCAAACTTCTTCTCTAGATTGTTCGTCTAATCCAGAGAAAATATCTTTCAAACGTAATATTTCAGAAAGAATTTTTTTATCACCTTGAATTTTATCTCCTATTTCGTCTTCAATTTTTAGAAAATACGATTCATCTTTATTCATAATTTGTTGTTTATATGGTAGAACTTCACCAATAAATTGTTGGATTGGCATAATAGCATTTGCTTTTACCAATTTTTTAAAATAGAAATGGTAAGTTGTACCAATAATAGGGGATAATTGTTGTAGAAATGTTTCTAATATTTCATTGAAACTTTTAATTTTTTCAACCTTGCTCATATTATAATTATTATAATTATTTTTCTTTAAATAATAATTTAATTTTAAGTATTAATATTGATATTTAAAAATTAATAATATTTAGTTGTTATATTATGAGTATGAATTCATATAATACTATTGTAAATACAATAAAGATATTAAGTATGGATATGATTGAGAAAGCAAACTCTGGTCACCCTGGGATGGTATTAGGATGTGCACTTAGTTTATATATATTATTTGAAAAGATGAAATTTAATCCAGAAAATCCAGAATGGATCAATAGAGATAGATTTATATTATCAAATGGTCATGGAAGTGCTTTATTATATTCTATGTTACATTTATTTGGATATAATATAACTATTGATGATTTAAAAAATTTTAGACAAATTAATAGTAAAACTCCAGGTCATCCTGAAATAGATAGATCACTTGGAATAGAAGTTACAACAGGACCATTAGGACAAGGTATTTCTAATGGAGTAGGTATGGCAATTGCTTCTAAAAATATTTCTTCTAGATTTAATTGTGATAAATCGAATATTATTGATAATAATATTTTTGTAATGTGTGGAGATGGTTGTTTAATGGAAGGAGTTTCGTGTGAATCAATTTCATTGGCAGGTAGTTTATGTTTAAATAATTTGATAGTATTATATGATGATAATAACATAACTATTGATGGTAGAACTGATATTACATTTACAGATAATACTGAAGAAAAATTCAAGTCAATGGGTTGGGATGTATGTATAGTAAAAGATGCTAATAGAGATTATTTGGATATATCAAATAAAATAGATTATGCAATAAATTCTAAAAAGCCATGTTTAGTTATTTTAAAAACAAAAATTGGTTTTGAATCTGAAAAAGAAGATTCAAATAAATCACATGGTTCTCCATTAGGATCAGAAAATGTTATTAAATTAAAACAAAAATATGGATTTAATCCTGATGAAAAATTTGTAATTAAATCATTTGTAAGAGATATTGTTGATGAAAAAATAAAATTAAAGAAAGAACAATATAATGATTGGATAAAATTACTTGAAGATTACAAATTAAATAATAAAGAGTTATTTTTTGAATTAAAAAATATTATAAATAGAGATATTTTAAAAGATAGTTTATCAGATTCTATGTTAGAATTTTCATATAAATCTGATTTTCAATCAATATGTTGCTCCGCAACATCAAAAAAAGAAATGATATCAACTAGAAAATTATCTGGAATTTTTCTTGATATTTTATCAAAAAATAGTAATATTATTATGGGATCTGCTGATCTTGCTTCATCAAATTGTATTCCAATTAAAGATGTAATAAATAGAGATAATTTTAATGGTACATATATTCATTATGGAGTAAGAGAACATGCAATGTGTGGTATTGCTAATGGTATTGAAACTTTTGGACTATTACCAATCGTTAGTACATTTTTAGTATTTTCATCATATTGTATAGCATCAATAAGGGTTGCATCACTGTCTAAACACAGAGTTATATATGTTTTTACTCATGATTCAATTGGAATGGGTGAAGATGGTCCTACACATCAACCTATAGAAACTTTAACATCATTAAGAGTTTTACCAAATTTATTAACTTTTAGACCAGCAGATAGATATGAAATTATGTCAAGTTATAAGATAGCATTAAAATATAATGGTCCATCGTGTATATGTTTATCAAGACAAGATTTACCGAATTTGGATGATTATACGTCAGATGATTCTTTAAAAGGAGGATATGTTGTTTATCAAAAGTCAAAAACTGATAAATTAGATTTAATTTTAATATCAACCGGATCAGAATTAAATATTTGTATTAGTGCAGCACTAAAATATAATGGTAATATTAGAGTAGTATCAATGTTATCAACTGAAGTATATGATTCTCAGTTAGAAGATTATAAGAATTATATTTTACCAAAAGAAGTAAAGAAAATTAGCGTTGAAGCAGGATCTACATTAGGATGGTTTAAGTATGCAGATATTTGCTATGGTATAGATACTTTTGGATTATCAGGGAAAGGGTCTGAAATAATGGATCATTATGGATTTACTGCTAAAAAAATACTAAAATTTATAAATGAGTCATAAGTTTTTATCACATAGTTAATAAAAAATATCTTTATATTAATAATGAAAAAAATAGGTGCAAAGTGCCTATTTATAATAAGGCATGGTGAAAGATTAGATAAAGTAAATACATCTTGGAAAAATCATGCATTAAGACCACATGATACTCCGTTATCAAAAACAGGACATAAACAAGCAGAACGATTAGGAAAGTGGCTATATGGTAAACTACCAATTAACCATCCAATAACTATTTTTTCAAGTCCATTTATTAGATGTGTACAAACAGCAGATGCTATTAGTACTCAATTAGAAGGATTAAAGTATGATGGTTTATATTCTGATAAATTTACTGATATTTGTATTGAACCTGGTTTATGTGAAGATCCTAGTTATTTAGAAGGAATGGAACAAAATCCTATTTGGTTTTTAAATTCTCATGATTTAATGAGTATTTCACATCGTATAAATTTACAGTATAATCATTTGAAAGAAGTTTCTTTCGTAAAAAACGATAAAGAAAACACTTATTATGAACCTTTCGATGGTGGAACTGAAATAAGATTGAATTCAATAATTTATGAAATTATTAATCATCCATCTGTAGAAGATAATGGAACAGCAATTATTATTACTCATGCTAAACCGTCTATAGATATAATAAGGTCATTAAATACTAGACCAAATAATATATCATTACCGCATTATGAAGAGATAAAGAAAGGAAATTATAACGGACCACCTGTACAATATACAGCATGTACAGAAATGGTATTTGATGGTAATGTATGGGATGTAGAAAAGAATACACATTTATTTTCAAATGAACATGATCCTAGATTAAAAATAGCAAGATATGAAAAGGAACAGAAAGTTACAAGAATTGTCTATGAAAACAAGATTGTAAATGATAAAGACTTTTTTAAATCTTTAGAAGTTACACAAGATGTTATGAAGGATTATCTAATACCTATGGAGTTATTAGAAAATAGAAATGAAGGTGATAATATATCATTAGAAATAAATAATTGTAATATAATTAATTTTGATTTACCAAGTAATTATAAGTACGGTCAAAAAATAATTGTAAAATATTTATAGTTATTATATAAATATTCAATGAAAATATTTGATTATAATTTAAATTTCTTAAAATTAGAATATAATACATATCTTTGTATATTTGACATACTAATTGAAAGTATAGCAAAAAGTCTAATTTTATAATCAATTTGATTGTATACACTTATTTTTTCTAAATTATTAAAATCAATTTTCAACATAGTAATTCTTTTTAGAAGTAATAATTTTCCTTTATCTTTTATAATTTCATTTAATTTCTTATTATATTTTTTAAAATAATAATGTAAATGATAATTTGTGTATACTCTTCCTGAATCATTAATTATAAATTTAATTATAAAATCTTTCATTTTATTAAAATCATAAATAGTTGAATCTATTGTGTTTATAGTATTTTTATAAACATCCATCCAATAATAATTCATTATAATATCAATTAATTCCGATGGAAGTTTATTAATGGAATTAATAATTTTAATCATATAAAACTTAGAATTTTATTTTTTATATATTATTATTTATTTTAAATGTCAGAATATGTAAATCCATTTATTAATAATTATATAAAAAATTGAATTTATTAATTTATCGGTTTTTATATTATTTCTAATGAGTACTGAAAATAATATATCTAAAAAAATATTTGATATTAGACCTACATTTTTTATTGATAAGAACCCAATAAGAGCATCAGGAATTCTTTTTTATGTTTACGACAAAGTAAAAAAAAAGAAATTATGGTTACTGAGGAGAGAAATTAAACAATCTACTTTTTATTATTGTGATACTGGTGGAAAAACAGATTCTGTTGATAAATCACCTATTGATACTGCAATTAGAGAAACTATAGAAGAGACTAATGGTCATCTTTTCTCTAAAAAACACTCAAAGAAAAAATGTTTTACAACTTTAAAAAAATTAATTAATGATGATATTGAAATAATATATAATAAAGATGGAAAATATTTATTACATATATTGAAACTAAGATTTAATACTTTAAATAAACCAATGGATAGATTTGGCAAAACAGAAAATTCTATTGGTAATGAAAATAAAATACATTCCTACTTTTGGCTTGACGAATTACCTTTTGATGATCTACATCCAAGACTAAAAAATATTTATAATAGTATAAAATAATTATATAAAAATTTGAATTTATTAATTTAGTCATTAAATTTATCTTGACTTAAATACCATGACCAAATATCATATACATCATTGTCTATATATTCATTTACTATTATACATGTTATATTTTTATTATAAATTAATACTGAATCCTTAATTTCATCAGCTTTATCTATAGCTTCTTCTATACTATTATATTTAATTGTATATGATTCATAATTACAATTCTCATCCTCAAATACAGATACTTCAAAATATAAATTATCATTTTTACATTCTAACTTTTCTTCATCAAATGCTGACATTAATAAATAATGGAAGATCTTTTTAGATAATTTGATTAAAAATACTTTATAGTTTAATCAGAATCTTCATCACTTTCGTCACATGCATTCTGACATATATATTGCGATGTTCCTTTCATCTGAACTATATTTTTAGTTTTTCCACATAAATCACAACTATGTTGGTAGTTATTTGGTTTTTCTTCAATGAATAAAATATCATTAAGACCATTATCATTAAAATATCCATCACATAATGAACATTTTATCCATTCTGAATCTTCATTATCTTTATCAAATAAAGCATCGTCTGGATATCTTAAACAGTCTTCATTTCTACATAAAGTTATATTACTTTTTATTTTTTCTTTTGATTTCCCTAAAAATGGTTTTGGATTAATATTTCTATAATCTGGTAATATTATTTTTGATATTTCTTTTTCATCTTTCCAATAACAATTATCACATTTAATTTTATTATCACAATTATCACAATTTACGTATTCGTCATTATCAGACAGCATAACTATATAACTAAAATATTATTATCTACTTATATATTTATCAATATTTAATAAAGATAGAATTAGATAATTTAATACTTGATCTATTTATATTTTATATATCGTATTGATCCTGTTTAACTAATAATAAAATAGATAGTATTCAACTGGTCCAATATATAGTACAGGATAACATTTGGTTTATTGATTTTATTCGTGAAGAATATGTGACAATTATAAGATGAGTAAATGAAAATTTGTATAATTAGCTTATATATAAAAAAATTGAAAAATAATCAATATACGGAAGATTATTATCTTTAAATTAATAATGATTAACAATACATATAATAATAGAAAGGGGGGTGATTGCGACGATAAGTATTTGAATACTTTGTGTGTTCTTGGCAATTTGGAGAGAGAAGATCCTGCAAAGTATAATGATTTGATGAAGAGTACTATGGTTGCTTTTATCGGAAAGATTCCAAATAATCAGGAGAACACTAAATTTTTGGAAACTGTTCGAGATTTGGTGAATATGAGACTTCCCACAAAGGAAAGTGACAAATCTAAGACTGCATTTGATGTAGATAGTCCTTCTTCTCAAAAGGCAAATCCTCCTGTTTGGATGACTCTTAGGGCGAATGAATCTGATTCAAAATCAGAACAAGGTTATAAGAAAAATTTTTTTTCTGAATCCAGTGCGAAAATCATGTCCACAAGTCACCCACAAGAATTTAAGAAGAAAGAACAAAAAGATCCAATGCTAGCATTGAAGAATAGTTGGCAAGATAAGCTCAAGAAGATTTACGTAGAATCTATTACTGATTTTAGTGATAATAGCGATGATAAGGCAACTATCGTTGTAGCTGTTTCTGATTTCTGTAATATTGATTTTGGAGATAATCATGGTACGGTTCATAATTCTCTTAAGCCATATAGATGGGATATTCAACCATATACAGCGATGATTTTTTTCTTCAATTGGATTGTGAGACAATCTAAAGTTCGAATTTTCTACAATGTTCCAAAGTTTGGCAATGAACGAGATGTTAGCATTACATTGTCTAAGACTAGCTTTCAACGGTTCAAGAACTCAGAGTTTGTTAGTTTTAACAAGGAACCTAAAGGTATTATTGAACCTAAAGGTTTGAGTGAACCTAAAGGTTTGAGTGAAGAAGATTCTGATATCAGGTCTATTGGATCCGAAAATTCTTGGGCAAAGAAGGTTAAGAATTCACAGGTTAAGGATTCACAGGTTAAGGATTCACAGGCTAAGGATTCACAGGTTAAGGATTCACCTGTTAAGATTTCGAATGGTACGATTCATGGACTAGCTGAATTCTTGGACTAACTGAAGGAATTTAATTTATTTAATTTTCAATAGCTTAAATTTTTGATAAATATTTTTGATATCATCACTAATTTTACCTTGAACAGGAAATCCCAATTTTTTTAGATCTTTATGATCATAAAATATATTAGAGCATGAAGATAACAAGAAATTATTTCTAATTTTATTTATTAAATATTTCTTAGAAGTAAAGAATTTCTGTATTAAAAAGTTTATATCGTTATAATCTAAAATAGATTTTTTTTGATTTTCTTCTTGATAATCAATAGATAATCCATTTTTATCACTATCTGTTAAATTAGTTAAAGGAGATAAATAACTATTCCAATTTAAAAATAATTCATTTGATGACAACGCTAGTAATACAGAAGATCCTTTTGTTGTAACTGGAATATATGATTTTATTTTAATATTATTTCTTTTTATTAAAAAATTAAGTAAGTTCAGAGATGAATTTTCATCTGTGTTAGAGTCTAAAATAAAATTTATTGAACTATTAGCTTCTATTTTATTTATCATGTATTTAATATCGTTTTCATCTGTAACATCAATAATATTAGGAATATTACACAGTTCACACATTGAATTATAAAAAATACCTAAAAATAAAAACTTTTCTTTGTTTTTATATAAACTATCTGTAATAATGTAAATATTATTTTCATCAAGTTCTTTTTCTAATTTTATTGATAAAATTGATCTTCTATTTATAAATTTAATTAAAATGTGATAAACTAATGGAATTATTATTAATAAATATTCTATCATAATAATTTAAATGTTATAATCTTTTAAGATACTTTTATTATCTTTTAAGATACTTTTATAAATGTTTAATAGATTAGTAAAGTTAAATAAAGGTGATTGTATTTTATTTTTAGGAAAGAGAAGAACTATTAGAGAAACAATATTAGTAAAAAAAATGATATTTAGAAAAAATTTTAATTCTTTCTAAATATACTTAAAAAATAACATCTTAAATTAATTAAATGAGAGTTCTAGTTACTGGATGTTGTGGTTTTATTGGTAGTCATGTATCTATCAAATTGTTAGAATTGAATTATAATGTAGTAGGCGTAGATATCATGAATAATTATTATGATGTTGAAATAAAAGAAAAAAATAAAAATATGTTAACTGAATATTCAAATTTTGAATTTCATAAAGAAGATTTAACTTCTTCTGATATTGTAGATAGAATAAAACCAGATAAAATTATTCATTTAGCATCAATGGCAGGAGTAAGATATAGTATTGATAATCCTATTGAATATGTTAAAAATAATATTGAAGCTTTTGTTAATTTATTAGATCAATCAGTTAAAAATAATGTTTTAAATTTTGTTTATGCAAGTAGTAGTAGTGTTTATGGTTTAAATTCAAAGGTACCTTTTTCTGAAGATGACAACATAAATTGTTGTAATAGCCCTTATGCCGCAAGTAAAAGATCAATGGAAGTATTTGCAAACACCTATAGTCAATTATTTGATATTTCATTAATAGGCTTAAGATTTTTTACTGTTTATGGACCAAGGGGTAGACCTGACATGGCACCATATAAATTTTTAAATTCAATTATAAATGATAAAAAATTTACTAAGTTTGGAGATGGAACTTCGTTAAGAGATTATACATATATTGATGATATTGTAGATGGTATAATATCTGCTCTTGATAATAAAAATAATTTAAAATGTGAAATTTTTAATTTAGGTAATTCTTCTCCAGTTAGTTTAAATAGTTTTATTGAATATTGTGAAGATGTTACTGGAAAGAAAGCTATATATGAAGTTATTGAAAATCAATTAGGTGATGTTCCTGTAACATATGCTGACATTGAAAAATCAAAGAAATTATTAGATTACAATCCTAAAATTGATTTAAAAGAGGGATTAAAGAGAACTAGTAAATGGATAATTGACCAATGTGATAATAATTCTGTGCTTAAAAATTGATCAGACTATATAATTGTATACAACGGATATAGTTTCCGTCCAAAACTCAAAATATGGTAGCGAAGATCCCAATATTTTCAAAAGCAAAGAAAAAACACAAAAAAGCTTTTTAGTAGTAAAGTTACTAATGCTTAAAAATTTAAATTTATTATCCGATTTGATTGATAATAAATTTAAATGAATATGTTATACAAAAAATAATGAAAAAGAAATATTGTTATTATATAAAGGTACTACATTTGACATGTAGTATATCACTACATGGTTGTTTTTTAGGAGTTTTCAGTAATATTTCAAAAATATTTTCTACATAAATGTTTTATTTTTGCATTTTTATAGTATAATTTTTTTAACAATTCTGCCCATCCTACTGAACGATGTTTGCCATGATTACAAATAAATCCTATGTTTTTTGGATTTTCGGTTTCTATTACATTTACTACTTTTTCTATTATATCTAAGAACTTAGGATGACATATTATACTATCTTGAATTATATCAGTTAACCCAGTTATCGTTTGGACATCAATATCTTTATCTATTTTTGTTTGAAATTTTGTTAAGTCAAATATGACATCACATTCAGCAACGAATGGTTTTTTTATCCCCCATGTATTTATATTGATTACTCTATCTGTATTTATATCTATATCATTTATTTTTGTGGGCAAATGTTCTACTATTTTTGTAAGATCTTTTTCAATTTCATTCGTTTCAGCATCATATAATATACCTACTTCATTTTCATATTTATCATACACTAATTTAATAATTGTATTTTTTTTCATTATTGTTGTTATAAATTAATATAAAAAGATCATAAATCAATTTTTTGTAATATTATACTGACATTTAAATTTTCCAAATGCTGATAAATATATAAAGTTTATTTTCTTACATATTCTTCTTCACAAGCATGGTGTAATTCCACAAAGCCATCTTCATCAAAATCTTCATCAAAATCTTCATCAAAATCTTCATCAAAATCTTCATCAAAATCTTCATCAAAATCTTCATCAAAATCTTCATCAAAATCTTCATCAAAATCTTCAATGGTGTAAAATGCCGATTAATGTGGTTTTGAATAATTGTTTATGTTTTATTAAATATGTACTTACTAAATTTTCATTTTCAATGTTCATAAGTACATATGAAGTATTGATTATATAAAAATTGATTTATTATTAAAAAGATACTATTACAATATAGATAACGAAAATGAATGAAATGACTAAAAAAGCATATGATTGTATTATCACCAAGAATACTACACATTTGGATAAAATTAAATTTCATCCAAGAATTATTATTGAACATTTACACCCTTGAAGATTTAAAACGCCGTTTTTTATCTATTGCTATTTAACATTATTAATATACCCCACGCTATCACAAATAGAGGCTGTCCTGGACCATCAACAATATTAT